ATGGGAGGTGTAATCCACACAATTCGTAAAGCTCGTGAAGGTCAGACTAAGGGTCTCTTGGATGGAATAATGCTCGCTATAATCTCAGGCTTCGCAGGAGCAATGTGGGGTTTACTAGCAGTTAAATTTTTTGACGGGGATACAGTAGCAGTCAGTGTTGCATCAGGTATGGGAGGTTACGCTAGTGTAGAAGGGTTAAGAACCCTTACATCAATATTTAATAACACGAAATTTAAATCAACTTTATTAGAAGTTTTAGTTAAAATATTAAAATAATGTTAGATAAATTAAAAGATTTGTTTTTATTAATAGTTATAGATGTAGTTGTTAAAGTTACATTATTGTTAATTAAATTCTATGAGTATGCACAAAACCCCACAACATTAGACTTATTTAGATTATTTGAATTATCAGCCGATGGAATACTTACATTAATTATTTTTAGACAAATATTAAGAATATATTACGAAGAAGAATAAAACCCCATTAAGGGGTTTTAACTTTCTTTTCTTTCTTAAGGTAAGGGGTTTCTTTTTCGGTTTCCCACTTCTTAGTTTCTCGATTCCAATATAAACTCATCGTTGATAGTAATAGGCGATTAAATTGTCGACCTTTATTCTGTTGTTAGTTATAGGCTCACCTACAGGAACTTTATGTAACATTGACTGGTATCTTGATTGTTTATCCAAACTAATCACTCCTCGTAACAGATTTAATTTATGTACTGGTATATAATACTCTCTTGAATATCTATTATACATATCTATTTGAGAAGATGATAAAAAATCTATTATCTCTGGGTAAGCATTTAACCAATTTAACGCTTCTATAGGACTCATTTTCTCAAGACGTGCAGCTTGCCTATAAATATCATCCATACGGTCATTGTATTCAAGAAATGCCATTATTTTATTAATTGAACTTTATTCTTGTCAACAATACCATCCACCAACTTATTAAGAATATCTTTCATATCCTTAACATCAAAGCCCATGTTCTCAAATGCTTTTCTTAAGATTTCAACTTCTTTTTTAAGAATACCATTCTCGATAACTAATTCCCTATTTTCTTTTTTAAGAATATCTGTAGCCTTTGATACAGCTAGAGACTGTCTTTTCTCAGCCAACTCATTCTCTAGTTTAGCTCTAGTTCTAATTTCCTCTAATTCTAATTCACGATTTTGAGCTAAACCCTTATAATGTTCTAAAGACCTATTAAGACTATCGATTTCTTTTTCCAATTTTTCTTTTCCAAACATATATTTATTTCACATTATATAAACTTATTTAATAATTTCTCTACATAAGAATTAGTTGTAGATTCAACTTGATTCTCATGTACTTTCTTTAAGTTAATAATATCTTGTTCCAAGTTGTCATCCAATCTTTTAAGTTCGGAATCTAACTCATCTTGGTACTGTTTTATTTTATCTTTGATAGTAGACAGTACTCTGCTTTTTAATGATTGTCTGAACATATTTTTGTTCTGTTTTTATTATAGCACACTTTTATAATTTTTTCAACTAGGTTGTACACAGGACTAAGTTATACACAGTTAATCTATTCCCCAGTTGATGTTCATTTTCGGCACAGTGATTTCTTTATAATACTGTTCTGCACTTTGTTCAAAGAACCTTCCTTTATCAAATGTAAAGGTTACTGTATCTAGTTTTCCGCCAGCACCACGAACTTTCTGAACAGCCACTATAGTGTTCCCTGTGTAGTCTATTTTACCAGTAGTAATATCTCTTTTCTTCTCACGCCATACACAGAATATTTTATGAGCAACCTTATAACTATCCCCGCCACCATGTATATCTTCATAAGTAGGAATAGTATTAATACCTGTACCTTTTCTTAAATGAACAATACATACAATAGCAACACCAGCCTTACGGGCTATTTCTTTGAGTTGTTTAGTAACCATACCAACTCTTCCCCATTGCTCTTGGACATTCTCAGACATAGTAATATAATGTAAGTTATCTAAGAATACAACCTTAGTTCCAAACTTAATCGTGGCTTCAAGTATTCTATCCTCTATCCAAGCTAAATCCTCATGAACTATTTTATTAGGTGTATAGAATTTTGGTGGCTGTTGGTTCCAGTAAATAAGTTTCTCTGCGAACTCCTCTGATGGCTCCTCAAAAGGTAACCATAATACATTTTTATCTTCCATGTTACGAGTCATATCAAACAAGAAAGATGTTTTACCATCACCAGAATAACCAGTGACAAGAATTAACTCTCCTTCCCTAATACCACCACCCAACATTTCATCTAATTTAGCATAACCTGTTGACATAAAAGGTCTACTTGGTTTATGACTTTCTTGTTCATAGATTTGTTTAAAATCTACAATAGCATCATCACCTTGATAATTCTTAAGAATTTCATTTGCTCTTTCTTGAGCTAAAGCCTTCTCTCGTTTATCATTAATGTCTAGTAAGAACTCGTTTAAGTCCTCATTTAACTCTTTTAATTCTTCATCCATAGTTGTTTAATTTGTTCTTTGTAAGTTTTAATTTGTTCCACCCATTCCTTAAGAATATCTTGCTTATTAGAATTTTTAAAATAATTAATCAACCCTAATAGATGTTTAATCTCTTTTCTAGTCTCGTAATCCTTTTGCATCTTTTGATATAATGGATAACATTGGCAAGGAAAGTAACCTTCACACTTTACACAAGGCATCTTTGGTATATCAGGTTCGAACACCTTATTATCAAATGATTCAATCCACATCTTTTGGTATAATAGAGAACGTTTATCTGAATTAGATTTAATTTTTAAATACCTTTCTTCATAGAAAGAATCATCCTTATTAGGGATATTATTCTTTAACCTGTTTATTATTCTTTGTTTTTGTGATGGTATATCCATTTAGAATAAATTTTTAATTATATGAGCAACCACATCTACGTTAAATGCATTACCTAATGTTTTATACCTCTGCGTGTTGCTTATACCTTCCGTGTAGTTATCTGGTAGACCTTGTAACCTTTCACACTCAATAGGTTCTAACTTTCTAGCATAGTCTTTAATTTGATATAGACCTGTTTTTGCACCCCATCCACCACCTAAAGCAGACAGTGTTACAGATTTTCCGTCAATAGAATATACTCTTTGACCTTGACCTCCTTTATTAAAATGTCCAACTTTTATTGGTTTGTTCCACACCATAGTTCTTTGAGATTTATCTACACTATTCCATAACACAGCACCATTATAACTAGCTGTAAGTGAATGTACTTTGTCAAACTCTGTATAGGTTTCAGGTAATAGAATATCTTTAAGTAGTATTCCCCTATCTTCAGGTTGTGGTATCTCTACTTGCTCGTACCTTTCACCTACAAGTTTACCCACCCAAAAGTATCTTTTCCTATTCTGTGCTGATACAAGTGAAGCATTAATCATTACAGGTTCTACGCCAAGTTCTTTTGAGATAGTGTCTCGTGCTTCTTTATTCATACTTGCTACATTTTCTAAGATGAAATATTTTGGCTTTATTTCGTTTCGTATGCGTAGGTATTCATAGAATAGTCCGCTTCGCTCTCCGTCTAGTCCTTTTCGGTCTTTCTTAGCAATAGATAAGTCTTGACATGGAGAACCACCGATAAGCAGGTCTATCTCAAAAAGTTCTTTTAAGTATTCTTTTTGTTCATGGTCTTGTAAAAACTTGTAAGATATTTTAGTAACATCACCTATGTGTTTTATATCTGGGTAGTTATTTTTACTTACTTGTATTGCATATTTATCTACCTCGCTTGCGTAGTATGCTTCTACAGGTATTCCTACCCTATCTAGTGCTACTCTAGCACAACTTATACCATCAAATAAACTTAGTATTTTCATATTATTTACATTTTTCTTCACCACAATTAGCACAATATTTATGTTCTTCGAAAGCACAGCAATGTTCTGTACAATATATCCATTTATGTCTTTTACATTTCATATTTATCTTTCTAATTTATAACTTATAACTATTCTAATAAACCCAAGACCAATGATTAGAGCTGTACTTTTGAACTGCTGGTCTTCTTTTGTCATTAAACCATGTTCAATATATAACCCAACCATCAAACCATTAATTAATTCAATTATTATCATATTAGAAATTATCTTTCATTAATTCTGTAGCCTTCTCTTGGAATCTTAATAAATTCTCCACTGAATAAGTAGTGTTTTCCATTTCAGATATTAATTTCTCCCCAGCTTCTTTAGGAATAACACCTTCGTCGATGAGAGTAGAAATATCATCAATAGTATCATCATACTCACTATATAAATCATCTAGTGCCTTCTTATTATCTTCCCACTCTAAATGAGATTGTTTAGGGGATTCGATTTCTTCATCTTCATAAAGATTTCTACTATATCCCTTGCCGTAGTTATAAGTGGGTGAATACCCTCCAGTATTGTAGCCGTAAGACTTTGGTATAGTATAATTATCTGTAAATCTACAAACTTTACTTTCCTTCATAGTTTCCATGTTGATACGGAATAATACCCCAGCCTCGAGAATCTTGTCTCCAGTTGTAGAGCCGTAGTTAACTCTCGACTTAGTTGTTACTATAGGATTACCTGAATTTCTAGCCATATATAGCCCCACAACCCTTTGAGATGTCCTATCAATCTGAAACGCCATCAAAGCATAAGAGCCTGTGACTTGGCTTAAGTCATTTACCTTACCTTCGATTAATTTAACCATCTCAATAGCAATACTATTACTATCATTCCAATCTTCTTCATCGCTCTTGAACACACCTTCATTAGACTCCTCAATGGTGCGAGTTCTAATTAGAGTGTCATAGACCAGCCCCTCGTCGTAATGTTTATTCTTCAGTGATACAGTGTTGGAAATCACTCCATTATGAATCACAAGGTATTCATACCTAAAACAATCATCGGCGACCCTAATGGGGTGAGTCTGGGATAACCTGTTGGATGTAGATGTAGGGAAGCGATGATGAACCATCACTAAATCAAGTGTTTTATCTTCTTTGATTTCTGCCAACCTCTTAATAAAGTCTCTTTCAATAGTCTCTCTTATTAGTTTATAGTTTCTATTGAAATCCACTGTTACTATACCAAAACCAGATGACCCACGATATTTTTGGTGCTCATATAGAGCTGTAGCACTTTTTACTTTTTTAGTTATATATATTCCACACATATTAATTTAGATTTATTTGATTTTTAATTTCGACAAAGTTATTAATTATTTTCTTGTAATTAGTTGGAGTGTAATCATCCTCATAAGAAGCAGCTTGATAATTGTTATTAAACTTCTTACTTCTTTGGATATAAAGTGTTACTGTCTCATCTGTGATTAAATCTTTAGACCTCAACTCAGACAAAATATCCTTAAGTTCTGTCTGTTCTATTATACCATAATTTTTAACATATTCAACTACAGCAGATTGTAGTGATGCCCAGTGAACTATCTTGTCATAATTAGCTGTTCCACTATGGATTCTAACCTCTATATTCTTATCTCTGAATAGAGAATGGAAATTAGCCCAAGCATAGCGTAAAGAGTTATATTTACCTCTATCCTGACTACCTTGATAGAATGTTCGAATAATACCATCATCTCCTTTCTTACCTTCAAATGATTTTAATTTTTCAATTTTATCATCAATCTTTGTCTTATAACAATGGGAATAGATATTCTTGAGTCTGTAACAATATTGATTATTTTTACGATTATTTGGCATCAAACTAAACATTGAATTTTCAATATTTAAATAAGATACAAATAAGTTCTTTATATCCCTAGGTTTATAGTCCCTAGTATCTATATGGATATGATATCCACAACTAGAATCAGCCTCCACACTTTCAGCTACATTTAATATATCATTAACTAATACTTCAAAATCCTTACCACCTCTTGGCATAGTTACTATTTCTTTAGCATCTCCATTTACAGAACCATCTCTCGTTATGAAAGCTCTTTTTGGTTTATTCAACTCAATAAAGAATTTTTTTTCACTATAACGAAATCTATAATATTCCAATTCAATCCCAACTAAACGAAGGGTCTTCATAATATCCCCTTTCTCTGTTGGAACAACCATGCTATCAGACGGAGATAACTCTCTCATCTCGAATGTTTGACAAGGACACCTGTGCCCATTTAAATTATAATCACCACAATCAATACATTGATACATTGAACCAGACACACAGTCAGCACAAATTCTTCTTCTGTTTTGTTGAATAGAGCCTTCAACCCCTTTAACTTTATTACATACATTACAGTATACCATTTCCCCGTGAATAGATAGTAGAGAATCAACATTTTCCTTTATACCGTATATCTGGAACTGGGAACTGTTTATTGATTGTATAGAACAAGCAGCTATAGACCAATCGGTATTAGAGTAATCAATAATAGTGTGTACATTAAAATCATCTCCAGAGACAGTTAACTTAAGTACAGCAGATGAACTAGAGTCAACATTTGACCTTAAATCATCTTGGATATTTAGTTCCATAAATGAACTTCTATTAGTGTTTCTTATACTATTTTTGAGACTAGTTATCACAACCTCGTAATCTCTCCCATAATGAGTACACCATTTATTTATAGACATTAGAGTTTGTGCCTCATACCATTCATTAGAATTCATAGCAAAGTCTACAATATTTTTGAATGTAGAAAACGGATTTTTGAATATAAAGGTCTCCGTAACTAACACATTAATAATACTTCTTCTAGCATCTAAATCAGACAGAGCTATTGTAGGGTTAAGTCTGTAGAATATACCCTTATAATCATAAGATTGGTAGTCTCTCGATTTGAATTTTATACCGTACGAATCTAGGAAATTTTTAATTAATATCTCTATTCTCTCTTGATATATTTTATTCTCATCCTCTTTTACAAGTAAATATTCTAATTCAGTTAAACTAATTAAGAAATCTCTAACTAAAGATTCTAATTCCAAATCAAACCCTTGAAAAGTATAATGAGAGATATAATTTTTCATATCTTCCTGAAGAATCTTAGGATATTCTTCTCTTTTTCTATCTTCTTGAGCCTCTATTTCCTGTATTATTTTTGGAGTAGCGGGAGTATAAGCCATAGGGTATGAAGCAATAGTCTCCCTGAATCTACAATACCTTGTTTTTTTATCTTTAATATCCTCATAACGGTAAGTCATATCACTTAACATATTATAAAGGATTCTTAAAAATCTAACTCTTTTCTCTGCTTCAGCTAAACGCTCAGGAAATTTTTTTACATTAAAGTTTTTTCTTATCATATTTTTGTATATTTATAATATAGCACTTTATGAAATTAAATGCAATTACTTTTTAATTATCATCTGTGGATAACTCTGAAGGTACTTTATATCCAAACTTCCAAGCCAGTTTATAGAACAACCAGAAAGCTTTTGCTTCAAAGTCTTTTAAAGTTCCATTATTCTCGATTATATAATCAGCATCTTCTTTAGAGACTGTTATACTAGAACTATCTTCATCACCTCGACTATCTACCCAAATTATAGCATCGAATACACCTTGCTTTTTACAAGCTTCTAACTCTTCCTTTCTACGCATACCAACATAACAATTAGTACGTTTTAGAATTTCTTTAGCCAATCTAGCTTCATTAGGAGTATTATACTCTTGGATTAAATCAAACCACTCAGCACGATGATTTAATCTATCATCCATACATTCTTGGATTGACTTGTAACCATACTTATCCTTTAACTTATCGAATAAGAATATTTCACAAGCCATCTCTGATGATGATTTGAATGTAAATCCAAATTCTTTTTTAAAGTATTCAGCTAGTGTATCTTTACCAGCCCTTGCTTTACCTATTATTAGTAGTTTCATGTTTTATGTATGTTATTGTCTCAACAGGTTTATATTCATAGAATTTATAGAAGTGATTTACATCAGAGTGACTCATCATATCGTTATATATTTTTTTAATAAATTTAATACCAAGTATTCCTTTATTAGTTTTATATATTCTTATAGCTAACTCATACCACTTACGCTCAATATCATCTAAATCAACTAACCACTCCATACTATCTATTCCAACTTCTTTTAAGTTAGAACTAATTAGAATATCATCTTCTATATATGTAGTCTGTCGTATTCCTAAATTATTAAGTTTGTTTATTATTTCTTGTATATTAGTTTTTATTATTTAATTCTTGTAAATATTCTTCACATTCTTTTATGAATGCTTTATCGTTTAGGTTAGGGTAATCATCAGGATTATAATCTACAACTATCCTCGCCACATCTCTATATGAACAGATTAGGTTATTACTATTTTCAAAATAACCCCCTTCTCCTTTCCATATATTTCTGACTATTAACGAATCACCATCTATTGAATCGACTATGTCGTTGAACTCTATAATATCTGATAGAGCATCATATTCAGGAGTAGTTATATCATGATTTAATCTATACATAACTTATTAACATTAAACCATCCTTTTTAATATCTCCTAATGAACTGTCCCAGAGTGAAGGATTGAATGGTTTAGTTACAATATGCCAACCGTTCTTAGTGCGATACTTTAGTAGAATATCTACACCCAACTCTTCAATCTTTTTTAATGCTTCCCCTTCAATATCCCTACCTTCCTCATCATCTATGTCTAAGATAAAGTATGAAGTAGTGGAATTCTTTGGTTGCATTAACCAATGTCTAGGATTCTTTAACAATTTATTCCTAATACCATCTACCTGCTCCTGACTACCACTATAATGAGAAAATAGTAAGTCTTCTTCAATATTATGGATTACTTTATCTCTGTCACGACTATTAACTGATAAGTACAGTCTATGGTTGGTATAGATAGTCGCCTGTAAAGTAAGGGCTTCTAATAGTCCTTTTTCAAAATCTTTCTCATTGAGAGTAACTTTTGAAAAACTAACTCTATTCTCTTCCTTATTTTGTCCGCCATCCTTCTTACGTTCTAGTAAGAGAAGTAACCTAACACCATCTGTAAACCCTTGAAAATTGTTTACGATTGTATCACGTTTATTTTTTACATCATTAAGCAAGTTACTCAACTTCTGTTCTCTTTCTGTCATATTTAGCTTTAATTTGTTTTAATAATTCTATTTTCTTTGAATATTTAGTTTCATCTAACTCTCCAAAGAACATTGGTTCTAATGGGACAACTGGGTCTCGACAGTACTCACAGTATTCCCAACCAGCATCATCAAATGATAATAAATGCCCACAAGCCCCACATTCACTACTTCTCATAAAACTCGTTTCTTAATTTAATAATATCACGACTTTTTATGTAATCCTCATCTTTAGTTTTACACCAAGTTAGGAATTCCATTTGAACTGGATTGAATGCAAAGTCTGTTACCCTAAAGCCTTGTTTGAACACGTTATCTTTAACAGAACGCATCCTTTTCCACCTATTATAGTAACCACCCTTAACCTTGAACCTGAAACCTTTAGAATCCTCAATTACAACCCCTTCAGTTTCAGTATCGTAGTCATTTTGTACACTTTCTATGTATACCTCTAATTCAGGGTATGAGGAGATACTTTTAAGGGCTAATTTTGACTTACATTGAAGAATATTCTCAGCAATGTAGGTAAGTTCATCTTGACCCATAAACTCTTCGCTATGGGCATTTTTTACGCAATTAAGCAGGGTTACATTTCTTTCTGACCCATAATCTATGATATGAGGGTCATTTATAGCATCTATTACCTCAAATATGAGAGAATAACCCTTTTCTACCACTTTTCGGAGCTTATCTTCAGTCACACCATTTAAGTCTAAGATTTCCTTCACTAGCACGGCATGGTCACCTGTAATAGATGATTTAGAACAATAAAGAACCTTATCGTTAGTTTTATCATAACCTACTATACCAAGAAATCCATTATACTTCTGCCAAACTGTAACAGGGAAACTTAAAGTCTTCGCTAGTTGAAATGGAGAAGTTTCTTCTGTTTCTTTATAGTTGAAAAACTTATCATAACTCCTAGCAACAATATCGTTTGTCTTATTGTTGATGAAAAACCCACGAGCTTTGATAGTCTCATCATTCCAATGCTTATCAGTGAAGGCTTTGTGAGTGAAGTTAAATGAACTAATATCTCCTTCAACTCGTTCCTTAACTAATTTAGAAGAACGTAACTTATCTACAGGTAGGATACCAGTGAATCTAGCACCACTCTCCTTGACAGCCTCGGCTTCTCTTGGGACATAATTTTCATTCTTGTATCCAAAAGTGTTAATACGAGTTATAAACTTAATTGTGTCCCCGCCAATCTCTTCTCTATCAACTTTAACAACTCTCAACTCTCCACCAAACTCTACATGCCCATCTAAGTTTAAACAATTACCATTAATAGGTGGGTAGTTAGGATTATTACGATGTCCGTGAGCGAGTAAATATTCCTCTCCATAGGAATTGAATGTGTTATAAACCTCCGCAATACTTTCGTAATCACCTACACCGTTAATCAGTTGTTCAGATGAGATGAAGTGTGGGAAAGGGGTTGGTACTCCACCATGACAAGCAATTACTTTAAGACCATTAATGTCTGCTGTGTAGAATGCTCTCAGTTTTCTGGTGAACATACGAACTTCTTTTTTATCTACCCTGCCTTCTAGTTGAGCCATTGTTCTGTTAATAAACTCTTTTGAACGGATACCTGATAAATCTCCTTCAGCCCACTTTCTGAGCCACTGCTCATGATTACCTTCTAGGAAAACCACATTAGGTTTAGTGTAGTACTCTAGTAGTAAGTTAACAGTCTCTGCATTCTGTGTGCCTCTATCAATGTAGTCACCTGTGAACACAAACATATCATTCTCATTATAGTGTTCATCTAAGAATGCCTTAACTTGGTCGTAGCATCCGTGGATGTCACCAATAAACCAGTGTGCTTTGTCGAGTTGTTCGTAACGAATGAACTCGTTAATTTCATCTACTGAATTTATTAATTGATATTTAGAAGGAACTTCAACTGCTTGCATACGTGAGTGATGTAGAGCAATTATATCTTCTGGAACTTGTTTATGTTCGTCTCGTTTAGAGTTTCTTTTAAGTAGTTCTTCAAGTTCTACTTCAAATCTCTTAACATATAATCTGTAGCGATATTTCTCTGCGAGGTCTTTATATCTTCTTAGGTATTTTTCTCTCGTGTGAGTTGCATCTATTACAGTGAACTGTCCTTTAGACATCCTCTCTTCGAGTAGTTCATCTAATAAGTCCCAGACCTTCTTATCTCTTTCTTGTGAGATTGTCATCTTACCATTAGTCTGATAATTTGGTTGTGACACTAACATTCTTAAATTGTCAGGTGCTATTGTATATTGTTCTAGGTTATTCTCTTTTATCCAAGTAGATTTACCTGATGCTGGAGAACCCATTGTTATTAGTAAGTTACGCATATTTTTATTGTTAGATTCTTATCTAACGTATTATTACTATAGCATACTACATAAAAAAACACAACCACATTTTTAGTGTGGCTGTGGAAAACTTTTCTAGTTTATCTATATTGTTGACATAGTCTTTGTGTTCTGTATCCAAACTCTCTAAACTTATTGAATCTAAGTATTGAGTCTTTTACGATTTCACGAGACCATTCTCTGTCGAATGCGATGGTTTCCCAATCTGTTGGCATAGGCTCTTTAATACGCCTATAGTAATCTTTTATAAAAACTTCTTTCACTTGAAAGTTACCATAAGATGGAGAGCCACCATCATTTTTATTCCTGATGTCTCTACCGTTGTCGCTTTCTGCTTGTTCTATACAATCTAATAATTTTTCTATTTTTTCTCCGTCAGTTATTTTAGTTTGGGCTACTGGAAGTTTAGATTGAACTTTTACTTCTTTAACTTTGAGTTGCTGTGCAACAGCTACTGGAGTAACTTTTGGAGTGACCTGTTCGGCAGGTTCTGTCGTCGTAGCAACTGGAGTTTCCTTCGCTACATAAGTGACAGCTTCACCTTCTACTGCGTGAGGTACTACCACACTTACAGTTATAGCAAGAACTAATCCGATTATTATTTGTTTCATATATGAGCATTATAACCTCGCTAGAGGGTTGGAGTCAAGCAACTTATCCCCAACTACTTAGAAGTCCATGAACCACAATCTAAACACTGGTATTTCTGTTTAACTTTTGTTTTAGTTATTTCAGAGCCAGCACGTCTAAGATTGTCTGATTTACAATTAGGACAACTAGGGTAGTTAGTTTTAGGTTGTAGAGCTGGGTGGTTCTGTATGAAGGGTCTTAACTTAATATACAATTTTTCTAATAATACGACATCTTGTTTATTATATTCCTTCATCGTACTCAAAGCTTTACGATTTCCGCTCATAGCCTTGTCCCACAGTTCTGCTCCTTCGTGTTTTAGTTTACTTCCTAAACCTAACTGTGTACATACATAGTCGAGCCTATTAGAAGTAAATTTGAAATGTCTCCTACAAATCTTTAAAGTATCTATTGTCTTATACGGACTAGGAGGCATATGTCCGTAGAATATTAGTCTAGCATTTATTTTCTTTATATCAAAATTGTCTCCGTTATGTGCGACAATAATATCTGCTTTATCTAAAACTTTATGTAGTCTATTAATTAAATCTTGTTCATCATTGGAAGTAAATGCGTAAACTTTTTCTTCACCCATCACTTTATAAGAGAACGAAATTATTTTCCAATCTTCCTTTACTTTGATAACAGTGGTATCGTATATACCATAAGTGTAACCAAGTATGGGAGTTGTTTCTATATCTAAAAATATTATTTTCATGCAAATTCTTCCGATTCCTAATTTATTGGAATCTGATTGGGATAGTTCTACCGAATGTTTCTATTGCGTTTTCGTCACACTCAGTTTTAACTTCTTCTATATTCTCTGCGTATACACTAGGCAGGAGCTCATCATCGTAATCTCCACCAGCTATGAAGTAAGCCATAAACATATCACCATTTTTTTCTACTAAATAGTAGATGTTATAGTATTCATCCATTGTATTATTCTAACATAATTTTATTAAAATGTCAATACTTTACTATATAAAGTATACTAACTAGACTCAGAAAGTTGTAAGCCAGAATATGAAAACTGGCAATAATGTTCCTCTATGGCATCATAAAGAATTGTAGACTAACCCCTTTAAAAGGGTTATGGGAGTATGGCAAGTTGCCAGATTTTGTCCGAATAATTGTAGGTATTTGCTGTGTGAGTCTTTAATATACTATATATAATGAACTATCGTTCACGTTAGATGAACTATTGCTAGGCACAATTTAAAATTTTGCAGATTTTTATTTTTAAGTTGCTGTGTGTGCCTTATTTGTAGTTAGAGTTGGACTTGCACCAACACTCTCTGTCTTATCGGGACAGTGCATTACTGTTTATGCTATCTAACTGCTACACAGTAGTTAACTATAACGAGATTCAATAAAAATAATCCATATATTTTGTATTTTATTTGCTGTGTGAATCTCTTGAGTATTAACCGTGAGTCCTTAACACTACACTTAAGTAGTGTATAGATACAATTAAGCGACACACTTTGTCGATTTACTAAGTAGCCCTAAGTAAAACTCCTCTGGAATCATCCTAACCATATCTATACATCACTTAAATGATGTACACTGTTTTACAAGACACAGTTTTAAGTGCTCTACCAACTGAGCTACATAACTTACGTTATGGTTGGACTCGAACCAACGACCTCTCCGTTAAAAGCGGTAGTTTTGTTTTGCTGAATGTGTCTTTAACAATTAATCTAACAATGAGCTGTATCTAGGAGAGTTGATTATATCATTCATTAAGTCTAATGGTGATTTATTTTCAACTACTAACCTAAATGTTGATGGGGATAGTCCTGATACTAGAGTTACGTTATTATCATATTTAGTGACAGGAACTTGTTTGTTTCTTGCGTCTACATTCCAGAATACAAGTGATGGTCTCTTATAGCCTGCTTCTGAGTACTTCCTATCAATTTCTTGGTAATTAGTTTCTCTTGAGTGGTAATAAGTCTTTCCTGTACCTTCATCGAACTCCATATCGGAAATTATATAAATTGTTGATGGCAACTCTTCTTGTGGAGCGTTAGCCTTTTTAGCAGAGTCTAAGATTAGTTCAAATACTTTCTGGAGGTCTGTTGATTGTTCCCACTCTGCGTTCTCTAAAGCATTCATCTTCTCGTACAAGTTATTGCCCTGTATCTTTTGAAGTTTTGGCTTTGAAGAGAATGTAATAAAGTAGTCTTTAAACTGTCCTTTATTTCTTTCTGCAAAATAGAGTGCTAATGAGACTGATACTGACACAGGGTCTCCAGACATTGAATCTGATACATCTGCTACTACTATAGCATTATTGCCTTGAGTATAATCTGGCAGATTATCCCAGATAACATTTAATGCTTCCACATTCCCTTCCGACTTAACTCTGTTGTAAATCTGATAAGGGTATACTGTTTCAGTATTAATAGTCTTCTCCCCCTTCTTAACTTCTTCAATGAACCCTTTATATCTTTCTTCATCATTTCTATAAAATGCTTTTGTATATTTCATTCCAGCCTGTGAAGGGAGTTTAGAATAGTCGATACCTAGGTAGTCTTTGGTTCTTAGATTATTCTCCACGATTCTAATTTTATTTCTAAGTTCAGTAAGAAGTTTCCTATAAGTCTTTGGTGTTGCCTCTAACTTTTTAATTAAGTCTTTAGCAAGTAGAACTGTCTTCTTTGATGAAGCGTTTTCTGATGGTAGCCATTTAGCAAGTAGAGAAGGTTGTTCTGATTTGTAATCTTCTGCTAGTTGAGTTCTAATTAGTTCAACTACATTCTCATTTCTTAACTGACCTAATATATCATCCCAACGACCATACTCTGGTATGTGTGGTAGAATTTTATTGTAAAGTTCTTTGTAGTTAGAATTTAGTTCTTCGAGGCAGTTTCTAAATAATTCTCTTTCTCCTTGTCCGCCTCTAATATCACGGAAGTAGAAGAGTAGTTTAATTGCTTTTACATTATCTTCGGCAAGAGCCTTCTTGAATAATTTAACTCCTAACTTAGGATTCTTTCTTGTTGCTCCAGCTAATGCAAAGAAATCTAGTAAAGCTGATTTTGAAGAAGCGTTTGTCAATGCTCCATTCTCTGTTAATGTTTCATTGGAAGTGTTTTCCATTTCGTTTAAAAATGTATTCATATTTTTCTGTTTACAACTTAGATGTTGTGCTAAGTACCAGATTAGGACTTTCTACGTGTAGTTTCTCTTTAAAGAGACCCAGTCGTCACATCTTATCTCTTATTTCATTATTGAGGTGTATACTCTGCAACAATAATTTTGGTTTCTGATACTTGGCACACAACCGAAGTTATGTGTTCTATCCTAACGGTTAGATAATGATATACTTATAAGATTTATTTTTCTTATAATCCTATTATAGCATACTTTGCATTAAAATGCAAATTAGTTATCCATAGTGTCTGTGACTGCGATAGATTTAGCTAAATACTCAATAACTGCTTTGATTGCTGTAGAGAATACAGAAGTAGCCAATCCTATCAAACCTGCTTTATCTAATGGTATTTCTGCATTGAGTGCTAATACTATAGCACCTAGTACAGCGGCTAGAAATACTCTTAATGTTGATATTAAATATCTTTTAAATGTAACTGACATTTTATTTTAATAGTGAATTTATAACTGCCAATGTTTTAGTACCAACTCTTGAACGTACACCTTTAAGAGCATTAAGTTCTGATAAAGGGGCTATATTATTTTTTACTTGGAACAAGTAAACTGCTTGTGCTGTTAGTTGCCCGTAAAATCCTGTTGAGTCTATGTTAGTAGGGAGTACTCCTTGAGTCTTTAGGAAATCTTGCAATCTCCTAACGTCGTCTGACCTCTCACCATACACCATAACTTTAGTGAATTTAGGGGTGTTTGGAACATCAGAGAAATCATAAATGAAATCTACTAAAGCACCTGCATAGTAACAAAGATAATTGAATGCTTTTTCATCGAGTAATCTCTGCCCGTCGAAAGCTCCAAACTTACCCCACGAATCTTCGATAACTAAATACTTAACTCCGTTGTATTCAATCATATCAACTGCTGTGATAGAGTGTCTAACACCACCATCACGACCGCCTGCTGTTGGGAAATCTTTACACCAATTAGAGTAATCAGTGTTAACAAAAATCATCGCTGAGCCTGCACGAGCAACTGTATCTGCTACGTTATAGAATGTCGGGACACTTACCGAGTAGTAAGCTTTAGGAGCAACTAGATTATTTAAATCTTCATAATTAGAAGGTAGCCTGAGAGCATCAAGCTGAGCATCATTCATATTCTCACTTGGCATATCTTCCTCTCTACAAGAAGAATACTTGACTGCTAACTTAAGAGCATCGTACGCTGACATACCTGCTGCTGGTTTATTCTCACGGTTGATATAAATTGGAGCATGAGAGAATTTTACTCTCTTACCTGTTTTCAAGTAGTAAGCCACTTCAAGAATCTTTGCAACAGTGTTAGCAACACACGAACCTGAACCATCTTGATTTCTCACAAGATATTTCTTCCATTCATTGTAACCAACTTTCCTGAAATTAGCTATACCCGAAGTAACATAGAGCTCATCTGATTGGTAATCTTTAGCCTTCTCGCTGGCTGGGCGATTGTCTGGTAATACACCAGTGTTATATTTCTCTTTGAAGAGATTCTTAAATAGGTTAAACATGACATAATTGTACCATAATTCACCTAAAATGTCAAATCTATTTAACCATCATTTGGAGATATCTTGGAGCATTATTGGCGATAGCAGCGATAGTCCAATCTTTAAAATTTTGGTCTGCGTAATTGAACAATGCTTCAATCTCTGGGGCTGTGTAGCCAACTAATTTTTTTGCTTCTTTGATGGAGAAGGATACTTGTTGTTTTAGTTGTTCTCTATTTCTAAAATCAAACCGTTTATAACGAAGATAGAAACCCGCTATACGATGAACCATTTGAGAGCTCTTCATCAACCAATCCGTCTCTTTCATTAGGTCAATTTTCTGGTTAAGAGAATCATTATTTACCGAGCCCTGCGAAGGTAAAACTGGTTCGTTAGAATCAGTTGAATTTTCTTTTGGTGTATTACGTAGTAATTCTTTGTTTTGAACTTTATATTGTGAGTCCTGATTTAGGACTACCTCTAGTCCTGATTTAGGACTACCTACTTCGTCTTGCTGGTCTTGATTTGATACTACCTGTTTTCTTTTTGTAAGAGTATAATTTAAATTAACTCCATACAAATTTCCTTCCTTACTCTCCTTCTTAGTAATTAATTTTTTCTCTAAGAGCATGTCAATCGCAAGCACTACATTCGAACGAGACACACCACAACCTGTGTCTACAATTTGCCCGCTCCTAGTTATGATTCCATCAGAGAATTGTGTAAGTGAAATTCTATCTTCTCCTTTACTGAATCCATAAGTTCTACGCATAATGTAAAGTAAGACTTTTAATTCCTTCTCAGTAAGCTCACTCATAATATTATCAAGGAACACATTTGGTATTTGTGTAAAATTAGGTTTAAAAATTGACATAGTTTTATGTAACCATTATAGCATATTTACTGTGGAAATACAACTTGATTTTTTTGTTATTTTATGCTATAATAGATATACCTAAAAGGTAAAACATTATGAATAAAACTGAACAATTTATGAAGGATAGGGATGAAGTAGTCGCCCTTATTCGTTCAAAAAACCTTAGATTACAAGCATTTATGAAGGTTAACGATATGAACACAGGTCTAGTTGATTTGGTTCCTGTTATCGTTCCAAATTATCCTTTGGATGAAAAAAGTCATCCACAGGAAGAAGTTAATAACCAAGTAGAAACTAACACAGAAAAAGAAACAGATGAAAGTAACACTAACTAGAATTGCAACAAGACCACCACAAGTAGCTAAGAGTGGTAAAACATTTACTCAACTAAATATCCAGACTCGTGAACACGGACAGGCTTGGATTAGTGGATTTAAAAATAAAAACAATGAATATTGGAAAGTGGGTGATGTGGTAGATATTGATGTTAAGCCATCAAACTTTAATGGGAAAGAATATTTAAACTATTCAGTTATTCCAACAGGTAATACTATAGGTCATGCTCCTTACAATAATTATGCTAGAGCTGGGAGTGCAGCAGCACCAACACAAGTAACACAACAACTTCGTAACACTCAGTATGAGAAGGTTATGGAGAAGATGTCAGCCGAGATTAAAGAGCTCGAAAGAAAATATAATGAGTTAATTAACCCTAATAGTATTGATGCAGCTCTACCTAACGAAGGATATAGAGTATCTCCACAAGGAGTACCAACATACGGTGGTGTAGAAGTTCCACAAATGGATGTTGACTTACCAAACGATTATTACGATAATATATCATCTGAGCCAACTCTCGCAGATGGTCACCCATTCTAATGGAACTAAAGAACGGGGAAAAATTAATAGCTAATCGTTCTGAATCAGGTAGACAAAGATATAAGTTATTCCAAAATGGTAGAGAAGTTCCATTAACTGGAGTAACAACAGTTGTTGGAGTTATAGATAAACCTTTCTTAGTCGCTTGGGCAGCTAAACTAGCCTACGAGGACTCAGAAAAGATTGTTGAAACATCAATAGATAAATACGAAGCTCTTAAAAAAATTAAAAAGGTAATCAAAGATAAACTCTACGCACATGAAGCAAATAAAAAGGGTGCGGCAGACAAAGGTACAGATGCTCATGATTATGTAGAAAGATTTGTTCAACACTACATAGACCACCAAGAGTATTTTGTAACTATCTTAGATGAAATAGATGATGAAGCGATGTTCGTTTGTGTAAAACGTTTCATTGAGTGGGCTTGTGAGAATAATGTAGAATTCTTAGCCTGTGAGACATCAGTCTTCAATGGTAACTACTACTTTGCAGGTTCATTTGACTTTATTTGTAAGATTGGAGACAAGACTTATATGGGAGACTTTAAGACATCTTCATCAATACAAGACACTTACTTCGCACAGTGTGCAGGATATATTTCAGCAGTACGTTATGTACAAGAGGTACAAGGTACAGAGAAATATAAGTTTGATGGTATTGTAATTGTAAAGTCCTCCAAAGAAATAGAAGATAAGGAGTACTGGGTCAAAGGTACAACTGGTGCAAAAAAACAAGTAATTCCTGCCTTTGAAGTACAATTTAATTACGATATAGAAAATCAAATTAAGTTCTTCCTAGCATGTCTATTCCTTTATAGGTTTAAAAGCAACCAATCAATAAGAGAGTTTGTAGCTCTTCCTGAACCAGAAGAACCAGAACCTTATCATGATAACGAACCAATCTCCTAAAAAGAAAACTTACGTTAATTACAATGGGAAAGAATACTCTATAATCTCTAAAGGATTATTAAGAGTAAGAGACCCTAAGAGAAAAGACAGATTCAAGATGAAGAAACGTTGGAACAATCCTTACAAAGTAAAGGATGCGACTAAATTCATTCCTGCTCTTTGGCTCAAAAGAATAATGTTTGTGTTCGACGACAAAGAAACACAACCAATAGTAAAAGAAGTAGTCTGGATGTTAATGGATGTGATAAATGGGCGTAGAAATACCGACATTTTACTTGCTGGGTCTCGCAGAAACAGAGCAGTCACCACTCAAAAAGTTGAGGAGTCAAAATGGGAAAAAACTCTAAACAAATTAGGTCTAAACGACATCTCAGATTCACCCTAATAGGGAAAATCCCCAAAAGTAAAAAAAATAATAACACAAAAATAAAATATGTCAATATTTACAAAAATAAAAAGTTATGTTCTTGACAAAGTAGATAAAAATGTTGTAGTCAATAATGATACTATGGATATAGAAAAAATCAAGGTTGACGCTGTAAATGATGCATTGTATTATGCATTGATAGCTGGGATGACATTTGAACGCTTCTGTCAAGACTTGACACGTGATGAAAAGGATGATGGTATCAAAAGATTGTATAACACTATTATAGAGAAGAAAATCACAAAAGGTTTTTTGAATAATGTAGTGGAAAATACTATCGGATTATGTGACGAACTTGGTATTAAGAAGGTTTAAAAATAAAACACAATAAAATATCAAAACTAAAATACTCTTATTTTATAAGGGTATTTTTATTTATCCACAACAACACTTTTTAAATTTGTCAAAAACGCTTGCATTATTTTTTATGGGTGTTATAATTAAAATATCCTAGAAAAAGGATGACTAAAAATTAAAAAATAATAACAAGCAAAATGAAAAAATATATAACTATAAAAGTTGGTTACACGGTCGGTCAAGTTGGTTGTACTGGTGAGTACTTTAACACAATTATAATCAATGGCGATGATGTAACAAATGTAGCACATTATGGCATGTATGGTTCAGATTATAGGGTTAATAAGACATTAGAAGATAAAGGTTATAAAAGTCAATATATATCAAGTGACTACGGCAGAATGACAAAAAAAGATATTCTAGATATATTTATTAGTGAATATGAGGCAATCGAATATATAAAAAACAATATAAAATAGTATGATTAAAACTACAATAATATCAATCTTAATAATAACACCATTCATTATATTTACAGGAGCTTGCTCAAAATACGATAGTTATAGACTAGAATGCACTCCTTCATTGTATGATAAATGGCACGGCAATAATCAAAATAAAATAATATATAAATAATAAAATATAATAGAATTAAAATAATATGATTACATTACTTCTTAAATGGATAATAGCTGACATACTTATTATATCTCTCATTCTCATCCTAGTGTTCGGTTACTCGGTGGATTGGATAAAAGACCATAAATTAGAGTTCAAAGTATACACTATCACATTCCTAGTCATCTTAATTATAGCTTTTGCATCTTAGAATTAGTTATCAAAGCTTAAAATTAGTCAAATTTAGTTAAAAATGTAATCAATGTAGGTAGCATTAAAAAAGATAAAAAGTCTCTTATAAAGGGGCTTTTTTCGTGTTTTACAGTGTGTGCATTATTAGATTGGTTAAATTATTGGCAAGGTTGCACTAAATTAGGGGGAGATGGTGGGGGTTAGTATAGTAGGTTGATTTTTATGTTTTTCTTTTTATACAAAAACTTTACAAAACTTTACTTTTATGATAATAATAATACAACATAATTATAATATGTCAAATTAAAAAAGCCTTGTAATATAAGGTTATTATAGCATTATTAAATAAGCCTTGATTTATAAGGGTATTAGTAACGTCGTACAATATTCATTTTGCGACATTAAGAGTTTAAGTATACAATGATACAATACTTTTGAAAAATGTCAAACACAAAAGGGGGTGAGACCCTTTTTACTCCCCCTGTCTCCTTTTCTCTCTCAATCAATCCTTGTATAACTTCAAGTATTCTATACACCTATTTAATACATCTATATCATCTTCTGCATAACCTAAAATAAGATTACAATTTAAACATAATAAACCCCTTACTTTTCCAGTAGAATGATTATGGTCTATTGCTAATCTAGTTTCTTTTTTATTTATCTTATCATAAACTCTCTTCTCATTCTTAAAACAAATAGCACAAACACCATTTTGCTTATCTAATTTTTCTTTATATATACTTAAATTAATCCCTTTTCTTTTAATTGATTTTTCTTCATTCTCACATCCTTTACATAAATAATGTCTAATTTTATTTCTTTTAATACCATTTCTTAACCCCTTATTCCTTAATCTAAACATCTCTATATTAAAGGTATTTTTACACCTACTACAAGTTTTATTCATACTTAATATTATACCATATTTTCATATAAATGTAAACCCCCAACATACCCCCTTTAAATATATAATCAATCTCTCTTATATATTGTTCTGTTCTCTATATTACTTACTATATGATGTGTTCTTAGGTTATTTACTTTGTATTACCCCTATTCTTTTCTCTCTTAACTCTTCGGGGCGAAAGTTTACTAACCCATAATAAAACCCCCATAACCAGATGGAGATTTTATCGTTTCTTAATTCATCAAAACCTTATGCAAAATATAAGTGCTAGGATACTACATTGCTGGAGTACCCTCTACGTTACGAGCTACTCTATCAGCAGTTCTTTTGTTTAGTTCTTCTACAGCCTTATTGATGTATTCTATAGCTACTTTATTGAATTCGCTAGGTACTTTTTGGTTTAGATTCTCGAGGCGGAAACTACACACTTTTAGTACTTCTTCTAAGGTTGTTCCTTGCTCATATGTCCCGTCTTCATTAACCTTATAAAATGTTATTTCTTGAAACTTAGGCTCTTCATCCTTAAAGTTCTTTACTTGATATTTATTACTTTCCATATACTCTATTATAGCATAAATTGATTAAAAAGTCAAGAAAGTAGTACTAGAGTTACTTGTGGATAACTAGGTTGATTTCTAGTTAGGAATATGCTATACTTAACTAATGAAGAAAGGTATTTGTGAAATTTGTGGCAAAAAATTCGAATACTATATGAGGCATAATAGAATCCAATGGACTTGTTCTGGTAGGTGTGGTAATGAGGCTCAGAAAAGGACTTGGGAAAATAAAAAAGCTCATTGGATTGATATTGAATTAAATGGTGGTATTTCTGAGAGACAAAAATACATTGATGGGGCTAAAAGAAGATATTTGAATGAAAAGGCTCTTGTTGATAAAAAACTTGCATTAAATGAAAAAGTATGCTCTAATATAGAAGGTGTTTATAGTGTAGCGGTTAGCACACCTCCTTGTGAAGGAGTTAGCAAGAGTTCGAATCTCTTTAAATACCCCCGCTTAAATGTCCGTGTTCCTAACAGACAACTAAATAAAATAGTGCGTGAAAGAATAGGAAGGGTTAACCCTGAGTACCTTAAGGGATTATGGCTTTTAGTTTAATGGTAGAATACCTCGTTTGCAACGAGGAGGTAAGAGTCCGATTCTCTTAAGGTCAACCAGCTCGCTTAGTTAAGTAGGTTAGAACAACTGTTTTGTAATCAGTAGACGTTGGTTCGAATCCAACAGTGAGCTCCATACATCTCTAGTTTAGTGGCAGAATAATAGTCTCCAAAACTGTAGGTCTAAGTTCGATTCTTAGGAGATGTGCTCTCGGGTCGTCTAACGGTAGGACAGCAGCCTTTGAAGCTGTGAATGGAAGTTCGAGTCTTTCCCCGAGAACGCTTAGTTAGTATAGTGGTAGTACATCTGGTTGAAGCCCAGAAGGTGTTAGTCCGATTCTAACACTAAGCACCATCAGAGTGAGGTGTTACGGTAGCATTCACGACTTGGACTCGTGCGGCGGAAGTTCAACTCTTCCCGCTCTGACCTGTAGGAACATTAGTTTAGTGGTAAAACATATATCTGTCTAATATAAGTCAGGAGTTCGATTCTCCTATGTTCCGCAAAAATAAACACCCTTTAAGGGGGTGTTTTAAATTGTTATGTTTTAGGGATAAACTACGTTCGAAGAACTGCCACAAATGTAACTCGTGGGTCTCCCCATTGTTTATTAATTTCATCACAGATTTGACTAGGAGTCATGTTGGAAAAGAGTAGATGCCATGCACGATGTTTTTTTGCATTAACACGCACAATGACATTAGGCATCCCTGAACCTTTAATTAAGGATTGAGGGATTCTGTGGTGTCTATCCTTTGTTTGGCTCATTTTATCCTCCATGGAAATTGAGAGTTTCCTGAACTTGGGGTGAGAAATCAAATGACTGTTGAGTTATTTGTAGTAGTCTATTTACCTCCTTATCAACACAGGGTCTTGAACAATAGGGTTCTCCTGCAACAACCCAGTCTGCGTTTTCAACGGGAGGACATTTCTGTCCGCATTTACAGTAAGGCATTGCTTTCCTTTCAGTTGTTGAATGAACCAACACTCACCATGATAGAATTTATCACCATCCATTACGAGGATGTCTCTATCACGGATTTTGACTTTACAGATATCACAATCCATTAAACTCATATAAACCTTTCAAAAAGAACTGTTAGTTAAAATACTTTTTGAAACCTACAAGATAAGTTGGTAAATTCTTATAGATTTCAAATAACATTCTAACATATTTAATTTTTTATTACAAGTTCTTATTCGCCCTGCGGCTCATAAAGGATACTTTTGGTAGGTGGAGCTCTCTACCAGTAATTTATACTGATATAATGATATGATTACTCTTAGTATGTTGAGGTCATATTTCTACTTGTACCACACCCTTTTGTCCTGTGTATTTCTACATCTTAGTCAGACCCCCACGTATGGTCTCAGGTTTTACTTTTTATTCCCTGAGCAGTTAAACATCTAAGTAAGTAGATATACATTCAACCTTAGATGAGTTGGCGATACTTCTGGTGAGGTATCACTCTTCTCCACATGATTTAAGTTAGCGTTGAAATTAGGTAGGGTATCATGTTTGGAGTTTACCAACTTCCTACCTGTGCTGTTGTATATATTATAGCATATTCTAAAAAAAAAGTCAAGTCTAATAAACTGCTTGATTTTAAGTGTATTTTATGCTATAATTAAATATATGAATAATGAAAATCCTTTAAACCTTTATAAACAAATAGGCTCATTACAAAATGAATATTGTGATTGTCACGAGAAGTGTAAGACATGTGGTAAGAAGATAAGAAAGCAACCTAATGTAATCCATCCTATAATGCCTAATTTCCAACCTTTACCTACTTATCCACATTATCCTATTTGGACTACTTGCAATTCTTGTCCTAATAGTTTATAATATAAGTATATGAAAAAAACAATTATAACAACAATTTTATTATCAACATTATCTTTTGCTTTAGCGGCACTAGATTACGATGGGAATGAGGTCTATGCCCATCAGTATGACTTCAATAGAAATAGAGGTTATCAAGTTACAAAAGATGCTACGGGTGAATTTATGTTTTATCCAGTTGATTACTTCTGTAATAAAGAAGATAAGTCTTGGAAAATTACTTTCTCGGACTCAAACACTGTAGTCAAAGAAAGAGTTAATAAAGTAACTTGGTCTGAGTTATATAGAACTCCAAATACAGACGGAACATTCAAGGTGGTGGGAGATTGTTTAGTTAATTTACTATCATCTACATCAACTTTAAAAGCTCCAACTCCTATACAAAATAGTGTTAGAGTTGAAAATCCTACACCTATAGTAACTACTATACAACCAATAAGTGAACCTATAGTCCAACAAACTCAGGTTTACCAACCAATAGTTCAACAGCCAGTAGAGACCGTAGTCTATCAGCCAATTAATCCGACAGTAGCAGGCTCAAGCCCTACAACCACCTTAATAAAAAATACTTTGAAAATAATAACTGAAACTGAATCTTTTAACCAGCCACCTTTTCTAAAGACAGCTAAGCTAGGAAATAAGAGTGATGAGATTAGAAGACTTCAAGAATTTTTAGAAGTAACTCCTTCTACGGGATACTTTGGAGTTCTCACTAGAGCTGCGGTTAGAAATTACCAAAAGGAGAATAATTTAAAAGTGACAGGTCAATTTGATAAAGCAACTTTAGAGTTTGTTAACAAAGAACTTGCAAATTAATTAAAAATATGCTATAATATAGCTAGGTATAGTTGAAATACTATACTTACCAGAGTTCGTGGTCTAATGGTTACGACGTCAGGTTTTCAGCCTGCAAATGGGGGTTCGATTCCCCCCGAGCTCACCAATAACGGGATGGAGTAAAGGTAAACTCGACACGCTCATAACGTGTAGATACCAGTTCGATTCTGGTTCCCGTTACCGATATATGGCGGAATGGTAGACGCACTTGGCTTAAGACCAAGCGAGTTAGCTCATACAAGTTCGAGTCTTGTTATATCGACAAATATATGTTTAATAAAATAGTAGAAAAAATAATTAATAATAATTTATCAGTTCAGTATTCAGAGTATCAAGGAGATGGTTTTTTAACAACAAGTTACTCTTGTGAGCTCACCCCTCAGTTAAGCTTTAGTCTTGGTTTAAGAGAAGAAGAGTCTGGTATAACAGAAACATATTGTCATTTAGTTTCAGACTTATACTCAGAAGATTTAGAAATAGATGAACATATGGCTCTACAGGCGGCTTATAAACTTTCTAAACTTTGTGAAGACCAATTAAATACTCCAGAAGTAGAAGAAATCCCAACAGAGAAGTCCGAGCATGATAAGTTAGTAATGGATTTTATAAAGGAAGACGAACTTGACTAATGGTTATTTTTATGGTATAATATACTAATGGAAAATAACGAAACATTTGTTGACGAGAATCTAGTCAACAACTCAGACCTAGACCCAATACACAAACTACAGGCAGAACAGGTAGAGGGATTAAAGACCGCTAGATTGTCTCTAATGGAAGATGTTGAGAACATCAAGAAACAGATTAACTCTCTAAATGTAGATAAAGATAAGTTGATAAAAGAAGTTCAAGAAATGAATAATCTAAAAGGTTTAGCAATGGAAGACCTTACAAAGATTATAAAAGACACTTCTGAGACTTTAAGAGTGAAGGTAGAGAAGAAAGATATTTATAATAAAGAAAAAGATTTACTATTAGAAGAAATTAAGAATCTTAAATCAGAATCAGAAGTAAGAAAATCTCTTGAGACTATTGAGAGTTCTTTAATGACTAAGGTGGGGGATATGTTAATTGCTATATCAGAAATTGGTAAAACAATGGAAGATAAAGTATCATATTTCCAAGACACTTTAGATAAATTAACAAAACAAACAGAAGATAAGATTAAATCTCTTAAATTAGATGAGCTCATAGAAAAGATTGATTCAACAGGAGAGAAGTTCGGAGTAATTATAAGTAAAGCAGAAAAAGTAAATAATACGTTAGACCTTAAGCAAGTTGAGATTGGTGACTCAATAAATATTTGGAAAGGCGGAAAGAACTAATATGTCTATTACACCAAAATTACAAGATTCAGCCCCAAGAGGTTTTATTGAAACTACAGACAAGAGTACTGGAGATGTTATTATTAAATTAGATAACACATATTTCCTTGAGAATGCTGTAATAGCGAAAGACTCTTTAATGTCATCTCTTAATGCTGGTGCTTATCCTATATACACAACTTCAAATTTAAACTTAACTAACAATGGTTACTATTGGGTTTTAATTGGAGATTTAGGGAGTAAGAACTCAGAAATATTACAAGTACAAGCTGTATACTCACAGGCAGGTACAAAATTAGTACCGCAAAGCAGTAACCTACAAAACAATCACTTAAAAGGTGATAATATTTACATTTTAGGTTATCATTCATTTACAATAGCTAGGTATGATGCAAATAAGGTTTACATGGGAACTTCTTATTTAGTTCAAGCTAAACCAACAGATGCCTATACACCTTATATTATAAGGAATCCAGCAGAGACTTATGTAAAAATAGGAATGACTGGCACACCAGATAGTTCATCTATCAAGTCCCCTTATTCTGAATTAATATCATTAGATTATAATCAGCAATATGATGTGCTTGATATGTTTAACTCTGTAAGAGTAACAACTGGTAATAACACTAATGTAGGAGACTCATTCTTACTTGAAGCTTTAAATGATGCGAGACAATTAGTTAAACTTAAAACTAATCAGGGTGGAGTTTTAGATTGGAGAGCAAACTATCAATATCCCCTAAGAATTAAAGCAGGTACAAATTATATTGACCTGCCAGCAGACATAGATTACACTTACTCAACAGAATCATTAAGACATATTCAATCACCATTTGCTTTTATGAGTAAGATGCAATTAAGATATGTTGATAAAAAAGATTTCAATGTATATACATCATACATACAAACTTGTTTAACTACTGTACAAGCAACTACAGGAGCAACAACAATTTATGTAGATAATGTTTCAACTCTTCAGAATATAGCAGGAACTCTAGCAGTTTCAGCAGAAGCGATTGGAGACCAAATTATCTATATTAGATACACAGGAGTAGATTATGCAGCAAACGCTTTGACAGGTGTGTCTGGAGTAACTAGGACAATCCCAGTGGGTTCACAATTAACTTGGACTACACTTAATGCTTACCCACAAGTCTACACTGTTTATAATGGAAAAATATATTTCAATACAATATTCCCGCAAGCAGTACATAATAAAGCAATCCTTATCGACTATTATAGAGATTTAGAACCAATCACTACAGTACAACAAAATCTAAATGAGCCATTTAAACCTCTTTACAAGTACTATCTTAAGTATGCTATTGCTCGTAGAAGAAATGACCAAGAAGGAGCTAATAATCCAGACTTCCAGATATTTAACGCAGGTGTAGAAGCATATATAAGTAAAAGTTATAACGGGCAGTTTGTAAGAATCACATAATATGGCTATTGACATAAACACATTAAGAAGCCCACAAGGGCAGCAACTATTAGAATCAAGTCCAAAGTACATTAATAACGTACTTTTTGATGCTGCTTCTACAGGGATGTACAGTGACTTAATTAACTCATTCAACCAAACTCCAGCAGGGTCATTTTCATATATGATAAACTGTCACTGTGATACTACAGGTGTTGTTACTACCCGTAAACCACTACAAGCTAAAGTTCTCACTAAAGGATTCTTTACTGGTTACCCATGTCAGACAGTTCCAACAACTAATCCAGCCCAAAATCAGATTAATTATTTTGTGATGCACCAAAACTTTCCTTATTGTAATATTTTGGTGATGAATGTAGATGAGGCGACAGGTGGTGTATCAGTGGTTAACTCCAATTATTTAAGTCAAGTTAGTTATAATAATAAATACAGGTTAGCTGTGTGGAACAGTTGTGCTTATATGACTGTGTACATTAACAGTAATAGTAGAGGGATTCAGAGAGTTAATACAGCTTCTGTAGTGGAGCCAATAGTATCTCTACCAGCTGGAATGATTGTGGATGGGTTGTATATAGGATTTGATGGTAGGTACTGGTTATGGGGAAATACAAATAGACTCTACTTTTCTAATGTGATGGCTAGTATTGATGATTTAGCAGCTAGTTTATTTAGCATTAATCAATACATAGATTTACCTTTTAATCAAGGCGAACAGATAATGGGTATAGAGACTTTATCAGGAACAATGTTTGTGTTCACAACACACAACGTCTACAGAATTTACTCTTACCAACAACTCGACATAGTACCAGCTTTCACTGTTGGAGTTTATAATGGTTTTTGTATAGACAAGAATTCAGAGGGTATATGGTTCTTTGGTAATGATGGTCTATTCTTAATTCCAAGAGGAGACACAACCCAACTTAAGGAGGTGTCAAGAAAGATTTTACCATTAATAAATAATCCTTCAGTAAGAGCGTCAGATAATTTGTTTAGTGGTTTTGGGGCACCATTGTTTTCTCTAGTATCATCCAGAACACATGTTTATGTTAAGATGCCTACAGTAACTATGGGACTTAATATTCCAATAAACGCTACAGATGCACTTCAATCTGACTACATAACTCCATACAATGTAACAACAGCGTATACTCCTATTTTATATTACAACATAGAAAAAGATACATTTTCATTTAATATGATTAAGAATCTTATGGGAGAATATTCAGATGAACAAAAAAATATATTAATAAGTGCCAACGCTTGTTCTCATCTCTTTAGGGTTCGTGGATACAACAATAGGAGTAGGGTAGGATTTAATTTCTTTAAAGAAAAAATAATTAGTTCTGCTCATTACAATGCAGATATATTTGCCTATTTCCAAGATGAGTATATGAGTGATTCATATCCAACACTTGCGAATACAACAACAAGTTATACTAATATTCAAAATGCTTGGGCAGATTTAGTTATACCACCTATCACAGAACCATTTAATAATATTGTTTTAACAAATGTTGAATTAGGTTCAAATATTGAAGTGTATGCCTTTTCTCAATGGACTGATATGGGTATGCCAGAACAACTCAAGAAAATTAACGGAATGTCAGTGAGAAGTTTCGGGGGGAATAATATTGACTTACTAGTTCAGTTAGACGAAGAAGCTAATGAATTTCAAAAAGTTCTTACAGTAGATGATGTTAATAGGTCTGGATTTTTACGCTCAAAACTTGTAAGTAATAACGCAGACTTTACAACAAATGAGTTTAATAGGATTAGGTATATTTATAAAGGTATAGCCGCTTTTGGTTCACAACAAATATTTGCACCAACGATTAAGAGATTAGATATTGTCGGATATATCTCAGGATAATTGACAAATATAGTTTTTTGTGGTATAATATATAAAATGAGCGAAGTACTAACACACTACACTAAATCTAATTTATTTTTTAAAGTTATTTTATTTGGGACTGTGTTTAGAAACTCCAATAAACTTAATCCATCTAATATAACAGTAGAGTACCCAGCAACAAACCAGACCATAATTTACACAAAAGTAGACCTAACTAAATGTGTTGTTAATCTGACTTCTTATTGGGGAACTATATACATCTCTTCTAATGAGGCGGAGAAAAAAATAGGAGTGTTAAAAATTAACCATCCAGCCGTGGCAATAGATGGGTATCAACTTTTTGATATATTAATCATCGGAAAATAATGACTTTACAAGAATACTACAAATCAATAGGTAAACCTTTACCTTCACTAGCCGAAAGAAAAAAGATTGCGGAATCTTTAGGAATTAAAAATTATACAGGAACAGTTGAACAAAATAATCAACTACTTAGTTCCTTAAATAAATCAACCCCACAATCAGGTTTTAATAATCAAAACCCTTTTGGAGCCTTGTCAACGAAAAACATGTCTACGACAACTCCACAAATGATTAATCCTATTAATCAGAATTTTTCTAACACATCCAATAAAAATCCACACATTATTACAGTAAATGGAATAACTTACGACACATCATTATCTGGTGGAGGTAAGGTTATCTCGGGACAACCAACACAAACCAACACATCACAACCAACTCCATCAAGATTAGGTACAATGTTAAATGTGGCACCACAACCAACTAATAAAGGTGGTTATGTAGCACCAGCATCTTCTAGTAATTATGTCCCTCCTGTACAACAACCAACACAAACTCAACCAACACAAGCTACTACGGGTGGTGTACCACAAGGATTCACTATAAATAAGGATGGTAATTATGTAAACTCCCAAGGTCAAGTATTTACTATGCCTACAACAGGTCAAACTACTAATCCAGAGTGGTCTAGTGGTGACCCACAATTACTAAGAAATATATTACAAGACCCTTCTTTAGATGGGGGGATAAGAAATTATATTGAAGGTGTTTTAGCAACAGGCGACTCTAAACTAATCTCAGAAGCATTAGCAAATCCTTATATAGGTAGAAATAAAAATTTAACTCCTGAAGCAATGCAAAGGACTTATAATTATAACTACGGAGAATTAACTCCTGCTTATAATAATCAATTAACACTCGACACAACAGGGCTTGAAAATGCTTTAACAAGAGAAAGGAGAAATTATGACTCGGAAACAAATAACTTAAACCTTCAATCAAGAAAGGATTTTAGAGATTTTGAACAAGAGCAAGGTAAGAGTGGTAGTTTTCTCTCGGGGTTAAGAAGTCAAAAGATAGAAGAATTTAAGTCTGGTTACCAGAATAAATTTAATCAATTATACAACAATACAAACTTCAATTTGAGAAATGACTTACTTGGATACTCAAGTAAATACGGAAGTGATTTAACTCCATCTATAGCATTAAATAGATTTGACCCTAATATAGATGCAGGTAGAGACTACTCAGCACAAAGAGAGACTAATGTTGTTTCATCTCCTACAGGACTACTTAATAATGCAGATATAGCTCGCAGAAATCAAGCACAAACTCTTACTAATAATTTACTAGAAAAAATGTACCCAAAGACAACTATTGGAACTAATTTATAATATATGAATCCTAATCAAAATAATTCTTCAATACCACAGGCTACTCAATCAATGTTGAGTGATATGAACGCTTCGGCGGCAGCAAACAAAGCACAAGAAGCAGCTAGAGCAGAAAGGGAGATGAGAGTAAATGCTTTTCTCGAACTTCAAAAAGCTAATCTTAAAGCTAACCAACAAGGGGGTATAAAAACAAATGCAAACCCTAGTTACATAATGCCTACAGGTTTTATTGACCCTGTAACAATGGCTCCAACTGATGTACAAGCTGTTCAAAAAGCACAAGCTAATAATGCACAAATGGGTGCAGGTGTATATTCACACGCTTATGGTTCTACATTCGACCAAATAAATATGGTTAATAAGTCAGCAGATAACTTCTATGATACTCAAATAGGAGATACGGCTGCATACTCGAACAAAGAATCACAAAACATTAAAGCTAACGGACTAAGAAGTGTTTATAAATTAAGAGGCTCACAGTTTGGTTCGCAAGGTGTTGATGCGGCTACAGGTTATATTGATACAGATAATAATAGTTTACAATATGTAAAGAAAGCTCTTGAAGGAATGAACTCAGCAGATGCTATTCAAACTCAAAATGTTTTAGGTTCTATTAACAATGTATTAAAAGATGAGAAGACAGCAGCGGCATTATCTCAACAAGGAGGCAATGTTCCTTCATCAGTTTATAATCCTGTTGTTAAACTATATAACCAAATGTATGGTTCTGGTGGTATGACAGAAGGTGCGTACTCAGCAGAAATTGGAGACCCTACAGCAAAGAGAATGTTAGATGAACTTGTGGCTAAGTATGGAAGTTTATTTACAGACGGTGGCTCAAGTGGAACATCAGCTAACATGGATGCGAGAGACTTCCAACATATGGTTTCTATTTTAGGGGCACTTAAACAAGCTAAAGTAGATGCCTTTGTAGCTAGGAATGGTTCTGTAGCAGGATTAGTGAATTCAATGAATGAATTTGGGGCTGCTCATGGAGGAATGTCTGAAATGCAAAAGAAACAAATTCTAACAGAAGCAGGTGTTCCATTATGGTTAGCAAGTGCTAGAGGTAATTTTACACCACAAAACACAGGAACAGGAATGCAAACTCAAGTAGCATCTGATGATTACAGTTGGGGAACAAATAAGTTCTCAGGAGATAATTTTGGAACGACTACAACAACTCAACCTACACAAGAAGGAGAGACTACACAAACTCCAATAACTTTAACAGGAACAGGAGAGATTAAAAATCAAGGTAAGGTTGCTAAAGGTGTTGGTGGTAAAGAAATAGATTTAAGCTACGATACAGGAAAGATTGCAGAAGTAAAGAAAATAACTTCAAAAATGAATAGTGATATTGCAAAACAAGCAATAGCACAAATTGAAAGTTCTGGTAAATATAGCACTTTAGGTAAAGTGATGGAGAAGGGTGACTATAAAGGTGATAGAGCTTATGGTAAATACCAAATAATGGGTAAGAATGTAACCGCATGGTCTAAAGAATTACTTGGTAAAGCAATTACACCTCAAGAATTTTTAGCAGACCCTAAACTACAAGATAAATTAGCTTTCGCTAAAATGGATGCTTTATACAAACAATATGGCAACTGGGCGGATGTTGCATCAGCTTGGCACTCAGGAAGACCTCTAGATAAGGCGGCAGCACAAGGTGCTAACGACACACTAACATCAACTTATGATTATGTAACTAATAGATTCTTAGGTGCAGCTGGTTTAGTACAAAACGACCATACACCAAAAGACAGAACTGGTTTTGCTCAAGGTTCAAATCCTTTCCTAAACAATGCTAAGAATCCTTCTTTCAAAGACCAAGTTAATAATGGTGGTTTCGTTGCTAACATGATTAACGACATTAAAAATGAATTTCTACAAGTAGGAGAAGCTATTAATCGTGGATTATCTAATACATTTGGTGTAGATAAGAGGTTAGGAGCCAACTATGAAGAAGATGGAACATTTGTAGATGGGAATACAGGCAAGGCAATTAAACCAATCGGATACAGAGAAGATGGGACACAAAAAGGTATTATAGCTACAGGCGGTGAATTTCTTGGTAAATCAGTGGGTCTAGCACTCACAGTATCACCATTTGGATTCGGAGAAGGTATGGCTGCTAGGGGAGCAACTGGAGTTCTAGGAAAATGGGCTGCAACATCAGCTGTAGCTAGTCGTGCTTTAAAAGCAATGGAGATGGCTAATAGTTCATATACAAGAGCAGCTTTAAATCTAGGTTTAAGTTCTAGTATGACCCAATCTCTAAAAGGTATTGCAACTAAATACTTCTTAAATAGTGCTTCAACAGCTACATTTTGGACTGGAGCAGACATATTAAAGAATTCAGGTGAAGATGGTGGTAAAATAGCATCGTCAGCACTAAAGACTTTTGGAACTACAATGGTTATGGATTTAGGATTAAAAGGTATAATGTCTGGTGGTGGTAAGGCAGCTGGTTACGTTAATTACAAACTTAATGGGAGTAAAGTAGAAAAATTATGGTCTGATGCATCTAAAACATTTCAGGGAATCTTTACAAAAGATTTTGATTCAAACATGTTGAAGGATTTATCTACTTCACAAGCAATTCTTCAACAATCACATGATGAAATAGTTAGAATATTACCTAAAGACTTTGTTAAACAAATTGATGGTGCAGCCGATACTATTGCTTCAGATATATATAAGAACAAAAGAATAAACTTCTATGAACAAGATAGTGCAGCGAAGGCTATAGACCAACTAATCACAACTCATGGCAATGAGATTCCTGAGATTGTTGATGCTGCTATGAGAGCAGGTATCAATGGTACAGACAAACATCAAGCAACAAGAGAAGCAGCTATTAAATATCTTATCAATAGATTTGGTATAACTCCAGAAGGTGGAACTAAATTAGGAATGACAGTAGGCTCTCATCAACTTGATGTATTAGAACATACTACAAATTTAAATAAAGCAGCATTTGACACTATAGAAACTAAACTTTCTAATCTTTATAATACAAAGGCTGTTATAAACAATGTTAGAGATAATTTTGATACTATTGCTAACAAGAATATAACGGGTGTTACAAAAGAGAGTTTTGAAGCATTTGCAGAAACTAATAAAGATAAAGCATTAAATATAATTGAGAAAGAGTTGATGGATGCAAACAATCCTACTTACGACTACTATCTAGGTTTAATGAAAGATTCAAGAAAGCAAATGTTAATGAATGATAATAAACTTTCAGACCAAGCTAAAAGAACCATATTAAGTGGTATGGAGAATACTAACAAGTTATGGAACTTATCTAAATTAGAATTAGCAGCCTATAAAGGTGTAGTAGCTAAATTTAGACCAGAAGCAGGTGTTGATAATAGTGATTCAGCACTTAAGGCAGCTATAGCGATTTTAACAAATGGGCATATAGGTGCATACTTCTCAGTGAAGTTCCTAAGAGATGCTTTATCATCAGCTGGTTTTGCTAAATCTATTGCCACTAAAGGAAACGCTTTCACTTCTACAGGAGCAACAGGTAGAGCAATAGAAAATTTAATCCAAATGAAAGAGTGGTCTCCAGAAACCAAAGCCGCAGGCTTAAGAAGTCTACTAAAAGTTAATCAATAAAGATTATGAAAAAATACGAGAAAAAAGTAACACAAAGACAAATTGATAGGGAGCTCAATAAGAAGCATATGCCAAGCCCAAGAAGCTTGGTTATTGGGCATGATTTAATGGGTCTGCCAGCAGATAAAGCTCTACTAGATGCTGGATATATTGTAAATAGACAAGTGAGTTATGATAATCTTGCTAGTAAAGTAAGAGAGGAACAACTAGAAGAAATTAAAAATATGTTCACAGGGGGGACAACTGTGGCTGTACAGCAATTACTTGCAAGAATAAATAATGGAGAACTTAATGATATTGATATTGAAAAGCACTCAAAAATAGTTGATAGACTCACGGAGAGTTATAGTCGTTTAACTCCAAAAACTTCTGTCAGTTTATCAGAGGATGATAAAGGTAAAAAATGGAAAAGAATAGAGAAAACTATATAGACTTATATGGGAAATATGGTGGGAAGATTTGGGATGTTTTACAGGAAGAGATAGAAGTTGATGGTAAAATAGAAAAGGTTATAGACACTGATTTTATTGATGAATTTCTTTTAGATGAACATTATGATTTAATAAGCCACCCAGATGCACAACTGTATAGACTACAGAATTTTTATCGTATAGTAACAAAAGAAAGTACTTTGATTAAATTTAAATTAAACGAAGCACAGTTTGATTTCTATACAAGATATATAATGAAGGGATACCTTAGGTTAATCCTTGTTAAGAGTCGTCAATTAGGATTCACTACATTCATCACAATATACTTCTTAGATGAAGTATTGTTTGGTAAGAATACAGAGGCACTACAAATCGCACACACAAAAGAGGACATGTCCGATATCTTCCAAAATAAGATTATGACAGCATATGAAAACATGCCAGAGAGTCTTAAAAGTAGATTAAAAGTGGTTGAAAGCAATAAGACCAAACTTGTCGTAAAGAATGGAACTTCTAAAGGGCGTATTATGGTGAAGAACTCTGGGCGTGGATTCACTAATACATTAGTCCACATCTCAGAGTTAGCTAAACTTTATATTAAGAAACCAAAAGAGACACCAGAAATTGTAACAGGTACTTTTCAGTCTGTACCAATGAATGGTCGTATCGTAATCGAGTCTACAGCAGAAGGTGCAGCAGGTTTATTTTACGATATGTATATGGCATCCTATAATCGTAGAGATGTTATAACACCAATAATGACTAAAGCAGAATTCTATCCTGTGTTCTATAATTGGACTTGGGATAAAAAAGAAATAACTAACGCTTGTAAAGATGGTATAATCCCAATTAGTAGTATGGAGAAGGCAGATATAGATTGGGAGCAATTTCAGTATGATAATAACTTATCAGACGAGGAAATGACTTACTATTACATTAAGTATATTCAAAATGGTCGTGATGTGTTTAGACTTAAACAAGAATTCCCTACAGATGAATTAGAAGCTTTCCAAGCATCAGGCTCGCCATACTTCTCAAAAAGAAGAATATCAGAATGGCTTAATTGGAATAAGACTCAAGAGAAGTATAATAGATTTGATTACTTGGAAGACACTAAAGAATTTGTACCTTCATATGTAGAAGAAGTTTTAGATTGGGATAAGTTCGAGGGATTTTTAGAGTTTGAGAGACCAGACAAATATCAGGAATATGTGGTTGGTGTCGATATTGCAGAAGGGCTTGAGCACGGAGACTACTCAACTTGTGTGGTGATTGGATTAGACAAAAAGATTAAGGCTCTCTATAGAGGTAAGATATCACTACCCTCATTACCAGAATTAGTAGTAGAAATTGCTAGTAGATATAACGATGCTTTAGTAGTCCCAGAGACAAATAAAGATACTTGGGTAGCAATTAATTTAAACGAAATTTATGAGAATGTATACACATCTATACAGGAAGATGACTTAACAAAAGTGACTACAAGGAAGATAGGTTGGAGAACAACTCAATCAACCAGAATGCTTGCTTTAACAGAAATGTCTAAATATTTTAATGACGGATTTTGGTTTCCTACATCAATATTAAAAGAAATGCACACATTTGTTCGTGATGAAAAAGGAAGACCAGCAGCATTAAGTGGAAAACATGACGACTTAATCATGGCTTGTGCTATTGCTTATGGAGGTTCACTTAACAAGAAAGCTAAACCAATAGAGCAGATGAAGCAAGAAAACAGTCTAATCAGAAAACTGTTTGATAACTAAAACCACCCTCTCATTGGGTGGCTTTTTAGTAACTAATAAATAGTTATGAGAACATATGTTAAAAGATGACTAAATCTTTTGTAGAGGAAATATAAGAACCTCTACTCTTATAATATAGCATACTTAAAATAATAATGCAAGCACTTATCCACAGATTGACTTTTTTATATTTTTGTGCTATAATATAAGAATGAAAATAGAGGAATTACAGAAAGTTATTAATGTTATATTTATCACAATTAAAGCAGATAGACAAAAAAATAACATTAATGGGTTACTTAATAATGGTATAGCGTGCTTAGAATATTCTTATCAATTAATAGACATAATGGTTAACTTCGAGAGTGAGTATAGGAAGTTTGAAGCAGACCTAATAGATAAAGGATTCACATCGGCTAAGGCAGAGACACAAGCTAAAGCTACAGACCATTATAAAAATTGGACTAAATGCAAGTATATGTATGATACATTATTAGAAATGAACTTAACTTGCAAAAAACTAGCTAGTTCAACAGAAAAAGAATTTAACTCAATATAATGCAAAGAGAAATAGACATATTTACAAATTCAATGGTTAGTAGGTTTAACGTATCTAAAGACAGAGCAGAGGAGTTTGTTAAAAGTATAGTAAGAGCATGTTACTGTCAAAATGAAATAGATAAGCAGCCAACACCAGAAATTAAACCTGTAAGTAAACCAGTATACAATATACATAAAGACGACGACCAAGAAGCCTGTGAAGGGTGCTCAGCATAGAATGAAAAGAAGCGGATTTAAAAAACTAACCTATCAAGAAAGATTAGATAAGGCTAAAACTAAAAAGAAGGTAGTTAAAAAGAAAACTAAAAAGGTAACTATCACATCTCTTAAAAAGAAACTTTGGGATGAGTGTAAAAGAATTATAAGGGCTCGTTATGGTAACGATGGCATTTATCATTGTTTTACTTGTGATAAATTAGTAGAAGCACCACACACAGGGCATATAATAACCTCTTCTACTTGCTCTATGGAGATGAGATATTCATTAGATAATCTAAGACCTCAATGTTATAGTTGTAATATTAATAAATCAGGTAATTGGGTAGAGTTTAAAAAGAGATTAGGTGATGATTATATTAATAATTTAATTAAAAGAAACGACCAAACTAAAGGTGGTGATTATGGAATGTGGTGGGTAGAAAAAAAGTTAGAAGAGTATAAATGTATAAAGGCTTGACATATATTGATAAATATGGTATAATATATACAATATCTGGGTAGAGTTTTCTCTGTTTTACTCATCAACCCCCAGATATTATGCGATAGTGGTTTAATGGTAAAATGCCTGCCTTCCAAGCAGGACACGAGGGTTCGATTCCTTCCTGTCGCACACTAAGTCATGAAAGATACATTAGAATTTATGGTGAAGGTTAAAGAAGACCTACGCACCGCACACCACAGAGATAAACTCAACTCCCTTATAAAAGAAGTAGAAGCCGAAATTACAGACACAACAGTAAGATTTGGTTCTATTAACCCGAAGATGCCTTCGGATATTTTGGTTTATTCACAAGACAAATATGGAAGAAACGACCAGATGATTCTACCTAGAGTTAGAAGTCAAGCTAACAACGACACATTCAGGTCTCCAACAAGTGCCGTACCAGTTGTTTTCTCTAAGATACAAACAGCTATATCTGTTCTATTTTCAAAGTTACCAGATGGAGATGTGCGTTCTGTTAATAAAATTAAAGCTAGAATGTATAAAGAGTTATGGAAGGCTAATCTAGCAGATACGGAAAGTAACTCACGTAAATCTTTTGAGATGGCTATTACAGATGCTTTAACTTTTGGTTGGGGAGCATGGAGACAATTTCCTAAATACCACACTGTAGAAAGAAAGAAAGAAATGACAGAGACTTGTCCTACTTGTGAAGGTAACGGAATGGATAATGAAAAAGAATGTCCTAAATGTAAGGGAGAGGGTCAAGTTACAGTCAAGAAAGGAATTCTTAAGATTCTATATGACGATATTTTTAGAGAACATTTAAGTATTAAGAGAACATATTTTGGTTTATCATATAACATCCACAGACAAGATAATCGACCAGAGATGTTTTATGAAATCGACGTAACTAAAGAAGCTTACGAAAAGATTTTAAAACAATTAAGTAAAAAGAAGAAGAGTGATGAAACTATCGCAGGTCTGACACCACTATCGACTGATAGTCCATACTATAATACACAAGAAGCTAGTAGGTATGTAACTCTTTACTACTACGAGAACCCGTCAGAAGACACACTGAAGGTAGTTTCACATGAAAAAGTATTATATGATGGCTCACTACCAAGTGAAGAAGTTTATGGCTCAGTAGTTATAATTCATGGATGGAGAAGGCTTGATAGAGAAGACCCACATGGAATTGGTCTATATGAACTAATGAGAGGTCAAGAAAAGATGTATAACTATATCTTAAGTTTATCAGCAGAAGGGGTAGCAAATGAAGTTGTCCCACTATTATTCTCGATTGGTAAAATGGATAGAGGTAACGCAGAGTTCACACGTTCATTCTCTAAGATTAACCAGTTACCAGCAGGCACAACTATTGAGAGACCACAAGTAAATGGAAATACTACTTTAGGAGTAGGATTCTTAAAGACAGTAGATGCTAACTTAGAACTTGTATCAGGTATCACAGCACAATTAGCGGGTATGACAAGTGATGATGGTTTAGGGGAAAGTGTTGTTAATAGAGAAGCTGCTTTAGGGAGACTATCTAGTATTAGAACTAATATTAAAGAAGCTCTCGAAAGAGATGCTAAGATATTCTTTGCAAATACAGAACAACTACACCTTAATGGTAGAGAAATGGTATTTTCTTCTGAAGCCGAATATAAAGAATTCCAAGCCGCTAATCCAGACTACTTCACAGATGTAGATGCTCAACTCGATGAGAACAATAAACTTATAATTAAAGGTGAAGTAAGTCCATTCATTCCTTTAACATTTGGATTTGATAGAGAAAAATTAGAGAAGAATGAACAAGAAGTTAAAGAGCATGGCACAGAAAAAGAAAGTGTTCCTCGCTCATTAGCTCTACAAGAAGTAAACGATGTAGATGATAAGGTAGGTAGTTCTAAATGTATTATGGTAATTGATGTTGACTCGTTACTAACTCCATCAATGGAAGTCCAAAAACAAGAGTCTATTAGATTGTTCCCATTAATCTCTGAGTCTCTATTACAAATAATGCAACTGGCTAGAGCAGACCAAGAAGGGGCAGTTACTCAACTAACAACTCTTAAATCATTCCTTACAGAGCAACGTAAGAATATATTTGATTATATTCCTAAAGAAATATTCGACAAGATTATGGGTGGTACTGTAGGTGTAGACTTAAATACACAAATGAAACTACAAGAACATGTACAAGCTATGTCTGGTGGTTCTCCTATTCCACAGGATGGAGCACAGCCAGCTAGTGGCAGCCCAACACAAATATTAGGAAGTGATAATACTCCAGTAACACAAGCACAATCTCCAGAGGAATTAAATATACCACAATCTTCAATGAGTGCAGCGACAGAAGCAGCTATGGGAAGAATTGGTGTTAGAGGTGGAATGTCAGGAGACTTAGCAGAGTAGACAGAGGCGTTGAGAAATCATGTAAGTCCTAGTTTAATATGAACACTATAAGAACCGACTTGGCGGTCTTACTAGCGAATATCAAGACGTTTTATAAGAACTTCATTCATTTAATGAAAGGAGAAATAGAGGTAAACGTAGACAAAACCAACGAACTAATTAAAATTAGACTAGGCTACGCAACCAAAGTAATATCAATCAAAGAACTTGAATATATGATTGTTCATAATTTCAAGAAGCAAACAATCTTACCAGAGTTTGAGAAGGTTGATGTTCAGACAGTAGAACTTATTGATGTAGTTAGGAAAGGCTATATCCAAACAGACAAAGACCTTAAAGCAGGTCAAATAGCAGAAGGTACATTCATTCAAAGAATGCCACTTGATTTTGCTAAATTAGAAGCACTCGCAGAAAAATGTGAGATTAATAATAACGGAGCAATCCGTGTTTTAGACTTATCTAAACTAACTAAAGAAGAAATAGATGAGACTTTTAAAGTTTCTCTAAACCACGTAACAGAGAATAATCTAAAATATTTATCAGTAGCTTATTATGATGATAAGTTATCAGACAAAATTAAAAGCAAAATAACAAAATAACATGAAACAAGAAAAAGAAATTAAAATTAAAGCGACAGGGCAGGTTGAGGCAGAGGTTAAAGATAATCCTGTAGAGCCTACACTAAAAGACAAACTAGATGGTTATGATGGAGCCGATATGGTAGCTAAAGCCTACACTAATGAGCAAGGTAAAGCAGCGGAGACATCAGTAAAAGTAATGTCTCAACTATCTACAGAAGAAGCCATTAAATGGTTGGGAGGTAAACATCCAGCAGACTACTTTAAAGATGGAAAGATTGCTAAATCATTCTCTAAAGAAATTGGTGTATCAGCCCAAGACTTTCCAATGGTTGATGAGTTTTACCCTAGACTACTAAGTATTTATGAATCACTCTATGGGACTGATTCTGATTGTCTATTATTTATTCACCCTACAACAAAAAGAGTAAGTATTATTTATCCAAAATCTAAATCAGGTTTTGAGAAAGATGAAAAAGGTGAATACATTGATGTTAATACAGTCGATATGGCTAGTATTGTATTCTCAAGTGTAATCCCTAATTCTCCTGATATGTACGAACCAGAGTACTTTAAGAAAGAGCTTACTAAGATTAAAAATATCAAAGATAGTTTAATAAAGGTCGCACAATAATTAATTTTGCTTAGGCTATTGACAAATATATTATATTATGGTATAATATGTATTAAGAACGCCTCAGCGACAAATGAGAAATGGGAAAAACTAACGATGAGATTATTGCAGAAAGATTATCTGCCTTAACTCAAGAATCAGATGATAAGGTAGTAGCTACACCAAAATCAGAAGATAAACCAGAAGACAAAACTTCTGAGGGTGGTCAAGAAATTCAGGAAGACCCAAAAGAAAAGGTTGAAGATTCAAGTAAAGCACCCAAAAGATATGAGGGTGAGACAGATGAAAACTACAACATTCGTATAGAACTTTATAAAGCAAAAATGATTAGGGATTCATCTCCAGATGCTCAAGTCCAAAAGACAATGACAGAAAGGATGAAAGAACTAAGACAGGAGCTTAAGCCAATTAAAAAGGAGGAAAAACCTACTACTCCAAACCCTTCACCAGAAGAGATTGAAGAAGAAGATGAAATCCGTAGAGAATTAAAAGCTAAAGGAGCCATTCTCCAAGAAGACTTTGATAGACTCTTAACAGAGAGAATTAAAGAGATGAAGGAGCAAGAAATCCAAAATGAACGTATTAATAAGATTAATACTGTCATTGCAGTGGCTAGTGATTCTTTCTTAAAGGCACGCCCAGACTTAGCCAACAATAATGAAGCTTTAGATACTATCTCAGAAATAATATCTAAAAGGATAATTATTGATGAATCTACAACCCCTTCTCTACTTGCATCAGACTTCATACATTACGCAGATATCCTATACCCTCGTAAACCTAATGCGGCAAAACCTAATAATGCAGCTGCGGCAGATGTGTATAACGCACAGTCAGTAACAGTAGCTACAGGTGGAACCCCGCAAGGACAAGCTATTTACGATAAGGCAAGGAAGAACGGAATGGATGATGAGTCAGCAAGAGCTTTACAAGCAATGTACGAGAAAGAACTTAAAAAATAACAAACTTAACTATGATTGTAAACTTATTCAAAGCAACAACTCCAAACAAGTTTAGAGCAACAAAGGCAGCAGGTACAGCAGTGACTAAAGGTTCACTATATGCTATAACTGGTACAGATGTAGCTCTAGTAACTGGAGCTGTTACAGCAGGAAACATGTTCATCGCAGAGGAAGATATTACAGCAGGAATGGCTAGAACTGATGTTCAAGTATGTTCTGTTCATCCTACAGATGTATATGTAATCGATACAGTGAATGCAGCTAATGCAGCTCACAACGGTCAACAAATGCTAATCAATGCAACTGGTGACAAATTAATAAACTCAGGAACTACAGCTTCTACAGGGTCATTCATTCAGGTCGGACTCGTAGCTGGCTCTACAAATAAAGTTAGAGCTGTAAGATTCATTTAAAACTAATATATGGATAATTCAGTATATCAATTCGGTGGTGTGAGCATTTCAGTAGGTGCAGCAAACTTACTATCTAATGTTCAGCAAACTATCGTAGACGTAGTCAACGGTACAAAAGAGGAAGAATATAAGAAATTCACCAACACTGTATCTCACGACCAATTTACATACCAAGTATCGGCAGTAGTCGGTGGAGGTATGGGTAGAATTATGGATGATGGTGAAACTCCTTCATACTACACATTCTCACAAGGATTCACTAAAATCATGCAACCACTTATTTTCGTTGCTAGATACAGAATCTCTGACATGGCATCATACTTCTCAGGTATTGAAAATATGTCAAAATCTCAGGCAGTTGAGAAGTTAACTCCTAAAGCTAAAACTAATATTACTAACCTAAAGAATTCAATCACAGATTTAAAGAATTACTTAGCACAGTCAGTATTAGCACAAGCTTGGGCTCAGACAACTTTCACATTTACGCCTATTGCTTCTCCTACTTACGCACTAGAAGGTTCTAACAAAATTGTACCTCTAATCGCTTGGGATGGACTATCAATTTGGAACTCTGCCCACTTATACGAAGATAAGGTAACAACTTACCCTACAATAGTTTACTCTAATGGTGGAACATCAGGTACTCCAAATCCTTCATTCTCTTACTCAGCTCTGATTGCAGCTCGTGCTACAGCAGCTCTTAGAAAGGATGCAAATAACTTACCAATGCGTGTTAACCTTAATACTCTATTATGTAGAGAAGGTTCACAAACATACTTCTTAGCTAACTCTATCAAGAGAACTATAGATGCTGGTATGTACCCTTCAACCTCAGCAATAGGTGTATCAACAGCTGGTGTTACAGGTTCATTCGTGGATAGAGCAGGTACAGACTCATTCGAGATTGTAACTCTTCAACCATACCAAGGTACAGGTATTACAGCTTCTATGTGGTTCTTATTCGATAGGAACATGTTAGAAGAAGGTAAAGGATTCCAATTCGTAACTTGGAGACCATTCGAATTATTACCAGCTTTCAAAGATTACGCAGGTAACCTTGATGCAGTAGTAACAGCCCTCGAATACGGTAACGTAGCGATGGCAGACCCTAGAGGTTGGATGGCTTCTAACGGAACAAACGCTTAATCTGCCTTTAGTTCTCATCAGAAAAGTGACGAAAGTCTAATTCTGGTGGGAATTATAAGACAAATTAGTCTTCAACAATTATTATGTTATACCCTCAATTAGAACCAATCAATAAACCAATCAATGTCACAGCGGCAGGAGACAATGTTATTCTATCTAATACATCTGACGTAGCAGTTAATGTATCAGAAATGATTTTTTCACCTTCAGTAGCTATGACTGTACAGATTAAAGTAGGAACTAATGTTATTGCAACACACAATCTTGGTATCAATCAAGGTTTAACAATCAGTAACGTTATAAACGATTCTAATCAAAGAATCATCCTTCCTCAAGGTAAAGACCTTATACTTAACTTAAGTGCAGCAGGAACAGTATCAGGTACAATTAGATACGCGTTATTAAATGTAATAGAAAAAGGAAGCGTTATATAATATGGAATCACAATTACTAGAATTTGAACTTAGAGTTAAGGAACTGACAGAAGCAGTTAAAACATTAACACAACAAGTTAATGATGGTATTTGTTTTATCATAGCAAAAGAAAGAGAGGCTTCTGAGTACAAAGAATCAATGTATCAAAAGCAACAATATCTAAACAGGTTAATGGAAATAAGAAACCAAGAATAATATGAGTTATCTATCAAATGACAGCAGAAATGTATCTAATGGTGTTTTTACAGTATCAGGTAATATAGTAAACAATGCCGATGTAAGCAACCCCGTAATTACTCAAGTTCAATCAGACTGGAACGCAGCTTCTGGTCTTGGTGTCATTTTGAATAAACCAAATATTTCACTTTATGCATTAGATGACAATGTTGTTCATAAGACAACAGATGAAGTAATTCAAGGTATGAAAATATTTGCAAATACTAAACCACAAAATGTAGACGCTACTGGTGCAGGTATTTGGATAAAAAATCTTAATCCTGCTTGGGATAGTGGCACAAGTTATGCAATGGTGACAATGAGAGACCAAACAGATGTTTCTTTAGTGAAACTTCTTGCTAAAAAATTTTCCACAAATAATTGGGGTGTTCGCCTTGACGGCTGGAATGGTGCAGAAAATAATGAAGTTGTAACTATAGATGGTTCTGGTAATACAGTAATAGGAAAGAATGTAGCATTAACTGACACCAGAGTAAAAGTTATAGGGTATAGTGATACTCTACCTCTACAAGAGTGGGGTGACGGTGGACAAGTAGGTACATTCATTCGTAGAACCGCAGGAAATGTTATGTCATTTGTTGCAAAAAATTATGACGGATATGCACATGAGTTTCTTGGAAATTGGTGGTTTAAAAATAATTTATTTGTGAGTGACCAACTCATATTACAAGCTGATTATCCAGCCTTAGTATTTGGAGACTCTACTGGAAATGCAAAGTGGCACCTTAATAGAAATGGAACTGATGGGGCGTTAAGAATCTCAAAAACTGGAGTGAAAGATATATTAATGTTTGACTACAATACTGATGATATGTATCAGCTTGTAGGGAATAATTATATTAGAAATGGTAGTTTATTTGTCCAATATAATGATAAAAATAAAATTTCCATTATTGGAAGCGGTGGTACCGGACAAAGAGCCTCTTATATTGATATGGTTGCTCGTCATGCGACAGATGGAACATCAATGCGTTTTACAAATTATGTTGATAGAGACGGAGCAGTAGTAGGAAATGATACTTGGCAAATATGGGGGTATCCAACAGATAGTAATGGGAATGCAACAGACTTCGCACCACTACTAAACTTAACATATAATAGAACCACAAACAGAGCATCATTCTCATTAGGAAGAGATGAACAGTGGCTAGATTACACGCCAAGCTTAGTTTCGACAGGTGGCGGTGCTCCAGCTAGCTATACTGAGCGTGCGGGAAAGTATAAGAGGTTTGGAAGTTTAGTAGTTGCAGAAGCAACTATAAGAGCTTCTAGTTTAGCAGGTCTTACTGCTGGAGTAATAGGAGTATCTCTCCCAGTTCCTATACACAGTGCAGCAGGAGGAGAAATACCAGCTTCTGGATTTATTTGTCAGGTAGGTCAAAATCCCGCAACGCAATCAAAAGGTATACCAGTAGTTAATACTTCAGTGAATTGTGTTACATTTCTTTCTGGTGTTAATACTTCTTCTGTTAGCCTCGCAGATATTGATACAAGTACAGTTATTAGAGTTAGAGTAATTTATAACGGAAGTATATAAAACTATGCAAATACAAAATAAAACAACAAAGGAAATCTTAATAGCGACTAATACTCAACTAATGGACGAGTATTTATTCGTAAAATTATCAAACGGAGAAATGGTAACTTTCAAAATGGGTAAAAGTGGATTTGAAAATGATAAGTATCAGGTCTATGTGCCAGAGCATAAAGCGTAATGAACCGATATATGGATAACCTACCTCAAACAGAAATCACCCTACTTACTAAGTGGATATTAGTAGCATTTTGGGCTGTT